CTGTAATGTTGTCCTCTTTTACTGTTAGCATGTTTGGACAACCACAGCATTGTGTCTTAGTAGAACTAACAATCTCCCTATTACAGGATTTACATCTGACTTTAAGCATTGGAACATGGTCCTCCTTATAGGAATGCCCAAAGAGGGGATCGAACCCCCGACAATCTCCGTGTAAAGGAGGTGCTCTACCGCTGAGCTATTTGGGCAAGGCTGGCGTGGCAAGACTCGAACTTGCAACCAGAGAGTTAACAGCTCCCTGCTCTGCCATTGAGCTACACGCCATTGTGTATGTGAGACTATTTAAGTCTCAAGCGGAATAGGGGATTCGAACCCCTGACATTCAGCTTGGAAGGCTGACGTTCTACCACTGAACTAATTCCGCAGGAGGGGTTAGTACTGGTGGGTGGAGGTGTACTAACCCCATGGAGAATAGGAGACTCGAACTCCTGACAGCCTGCTTGCAAAGCAGGTGCTCTACCAACTGAGCTAATTCCCCTGGAGCCAAATGACAGACTTGAACTGACGACCTTTGCTTTACAAAAGCACTGCTCTATCCAACTGAGCTAATTTGGCAACTTGAATACAATAAGTATTCAACGACTCAAGTAGGATTCGAACCTACGACCGACTGCTTAGAAGGCAGTTGCTCTATCCAGCTGAGCTATTGAGTCTTGCGGTTTCCTTATTATAGAGGGGAAACCCACCTCTGTCAATCTCTGAACTGATTGTATCCAGTTCCAGATTGCCAATCTCCAGGACTATCAGAAAGTTCTTCTTTCCAAGTACCCCAGTATTGGGTCACTCTATCATACATCATTTGGTGTATGTTGTCAACCTCTTTGGATTGGGGTTCTTCAGCAAGTTTTTGATAGAGTTCCTCATTCTTTTGCTTGACATACTCTATTGCCTTTTCAGTCTTAGTAGCAACACCAAACCAAGAATCATCTGACAGAACTACTGGTGCTGGAACACCAATATAGTCTGATTGAACTTTTGTTTTGTTAATTTTTTTAGGTTCAATAAACTCACTCTTTGGAATAAAAACGCCCTTGAGTTTCTTGATTCCTTTAATGACTTTTTTAATCATGCCCATACAAGTTTTTTAACGTAACCATAAGAGTAACTTGTCCTACGTCCTTTGATGCCCCAACCTAACCAATAATAAGATGGAACCATATATTGAGGGATTGAGAATCCTGGATTTTCAAATTCTGGTAAGACTTTTTGGAATTGTGTTTCATTAATCATATAACGAACCTGACCTTCAAGAGAAGATGGGTCACAGTTATACTTTCTGCAGAACTTACCAAGTCCATTATATCTCTTGGTAGTGGTCCACTGAATTAATCCATATCCACCTCTACGGCATTGTTGGTAAGGTACAATGGCGCCACCTTCACATACATTAGGGCGAAAACCAGATTCTGATTTGATATTGCCCATGATTGTAGCAAGGGCATTCTTATCACGAATCTTTGTGCTTTTCTGAATCTCCTTTAGAACAAATTGTTCATTGGGATTGCATCCAGGACAAGTCCATTCCTTCTCCACCACTTTGATTGGAACTGCTGCCACATTGACCTGGGGAGGATTACTAATTTCGCTAATGCTTGGATAAGCACATGCAGATGGAACAGAAGTAACAATCAAAGCAGTAAATAATTTTCTAAGCATCAATTCAGTTGAACTCTACATCCACCTCTTGCTCAAGGCATGGGTGACTCAAAATAATCCTTACGATAGTAACGACCCAGGATGTTGCTATTGTAGTAGGCAGGGATCCCTTCTGTCAATCTCTCTGTAAGTACATTATTTAGAAAGAGTTGACGGGTCTCTTCAAAGTTACATTTGCCTACAGTTTTGTGGAGGGATAGGATTTCTCTAGTAAAAGAGTCCCGTCCATACTTTGCAACATCCTCTTTAAGCTCTGGACTAGATCCATAGTAGTCACGCCAGTTGCTTTCAGACGTAACTCTTCTCCGCTTTTTAGTTTGATTTGTAGATCTAGGCTTTCGTTTTTGCCAGAAATACTTTCTACCGATATATTTTCTCTGGGTGACCTTACAGGTAATAAGGTAAACAAAGCCGTAGTTGTCCCCAATAAGGCTCCCGTCAAACACCCTGCCACAATAGGTCCAGGGATTGGGATATTCAAGATGTTCTTCACCTTTTTCCAAGTTTTATTTTTCATATTCTTCAAATATGTAGTCATCCTTTTTGGTCTACTTCAATTTTAGTGTTTTCTTTCCAGGTTTTGTCATGGGGAATAGGTTCTGTACCATATTCCCATGTATCAAAGTCTTCTTCGTTTCTTGGATCAGAGACTAAATCCTGCGAATGTGTCTTTGGTGACATCTTGTTTAATTCCTCCAACGACATAAGATTCTACTTCTGTTTCTTGTGGTGCTACCTGGAGTCCCTTAGAAGAGATCCAGTGCTGGGTCCATGGAAGAGGATTATTCTTGGCAGCAATATCATAAACTGGTCTGAGACCAATTGCCTTCATTCTACGATTAGCAACCCATTCAACATACTTCTTAAGAAGAGCATCATTTAGACCAATCATAGATCCATCTTTGAAGAGATAGTCAGCCCATCTCTTCTCTTCATTGACTGCCTTATCAAACATAGCATAGACCCACTCCTCTTCCTCTTTAGCAATTTGCTTCATCTCTGGGTCATCACCATCCCTCCACTTATTGAGGATGTTCTGAGTGATTGCTAGGTGTTGGTTTTCGTCTCTTGCGATAAGAGAGATGATCTTAGCTGATCCTTCCATAAGCTTAAGTTCACCGAAGGCGAAACTACAAGCAAAACTAACGTAGAACCTAATACCCTCAAGAATGTTAACATTGGCAACTGCTCTGTACAGTTTTCGTTTGACATCTTTGAGTGACTCCTGTGCTGATGGAACTTGTTCTAAGGCATGAATCCAATCATTAGAGTTATCATATTGGTGTGCTGCGTTGATGAAGTCATCATATGACTCTGTTACACTTCTGGCACGCTCAAGAATTCTCTCATCAGAGATAATGGTATCAAAGACTTCAGATGGATCTGAATAAACATTTTTGATGATGTAAGTGTAAGAACGACTATGGATCATCTCCATAAATCCCCACACTTCCATACATGCTTCCAATTCAGGAAGAGAACAATAAGGAATGAATGCCATTCCTGGTCCCCTACCCTGAATAGAATCAAGCATAATCTGATACTTCAGGTTAGAAGTATAGATGTGCTTCTGTTCTGGACGCAGTGAATGATAATCACCACGATCTTTTTGAAGGGAGACCTCCTCAGGTCTCCAGAAATAACCAAGTTGTTGGGTTGTTAACTTCTCAAAAACAGGATACTTGTATGAATCATATCTTTGAATCCCCAATGGTTTTCCAAAAAACATAGGTTGCTTTTTGGTATTATGAGATTCTGGATTAAAAACAGTCATACCCCTTACAGGGGTCTTTGTAATATCACTCATTGGAGAAACCTTAAACTGCACAGGATTCACACTCTCCCTCCTCGGCTTGACTTAATTCTTCTAATAAATTATCTAGTTTTGACTTCTCTTCAACCACTTCATCAGTCTTGATGTCGTAGGTGTTTTGATAGTAAGAAGTCTTCCAACCATACTTATATGTAGTCAAAAGATCGTTTGCCATCACAGAAACAGGCACCTCATTGTCAGGATAATTCTCTGGATTGTAACTCCAGTTACCAGATATGGCCTGATCAAAGAATTTTTGCATCACAGACACTACATTTATGTAACCCCTATTGTCAGGCATTTCCCACAAAAGGGTGTAATGATTCTTCAAGGATGAGTACTGTGGAACAATCTGCTTAAGAGGTCCCTTCTTAGACTTCTTAATGGACAAGTAATCTCTTGGTGGTTCAATTCCATTGGTTGCATTTGACACAACGGAACTGCTCTCTGAAGGCATTTGTGCGGACAGTGTGCTGTGTCGGAGACCGTGCTCCAAGATAGATGCTCTAAGACTTTCCCAATCATGCTGCAGTTGAACTGATGTGATTTCGTCTACTTCCTTTTTGTATGTATCAATTGGAAGAATTCCATCAGCATACTTAGTGCGACCAAAATATTCACAGTGTCCTTTTTCTTTGGCAATCTCATTGGATGCCTTCAGCAAGTAGTACTGGAAGGATTCAGAGAGACCATGAACAGCATCCCATGCCTCCTGTGAACCATAGGAGAAACCAAGTTTTGCCAAATAATGTGCCAGACCAATGAAACCAACTCCAAGGGACCTACGTGCCTTTGTAGCAACCTCTGCTGCCCTTACAGGATACTCCTGGTAGTCAATGAGTTCTTCCAGACCTCTGACAGAAAGATCACAAAGTTCTTCCAGTTCTTTATCAGAATGAATCTTTCCAACATTTACAGCAGAGAGAATGCACAGAGCAATCTCACCAGGCATCTCCTCATCAATGTGATTGATAGGATCTGTAGGTAAGGTAATCTCCTGACACAGGTTACTCATGTTCACCTTGTCTTTGAAGGAAGAGTGAGAGTTACAATGATCAATGTTCATAATATAAACACGACCAGTCTCTGCTCTCTCCTTTAGAAGATCTAGAATAAGATCTTGAGCCCCAATCTTCTTTCCAGGAACAGACTGATCTTGTTCGTAATCCACATATAGTTCATCAAACATATCAGTCCCAAAAGCATCATACAGACCTGGAACATCATGAGGGGAGAAGAGTGTGATCTCTTCATTCTTGATAAACCTCTCATAGAAGATCTTGGAGATTTGAATGGAATAATCGAGTTTGCGTACACGGTTATCTTCAGTTCCCTTGTTATTCTTCAGTACGATGATATCTTCTATCTCTTGGTGCCAGATTGGGAAGTGTACTGTCGCTGATCCACCTCTGATGCCATTCTGTGTACAACATCTGACAGTTGACTCAAACTTTTTGAGGAACGGTACAACACCCGTGTGCTGAACTTCTCCACCTCTGATCTTACTGTTGATGCCACGGATTCTGCCTGCGTTGATACCGATTCCCGCCCTTTGTGCAACGTACCTGCCAATTGCCATATCAGAGCTAAAGATACTATCGAGGGTGTCATCAACATCAACAAGAACACAGCTAGCAAACTGTCGAAGTGGAGTTCGCACTCCCGCCATGATAGGTGTGGGAATGTTGATTTTGTGCTTTGAGATTGCATCGTAGTATCTTTTTACGTATGACAGTCTGGTTTCTTTAGGGTAGTCCCTGAAGATAGTCAATGCAATCATGATGTACATGAACTGAGGAGTCTCATAGATCCTTCCAGAACTACGATCCTGCACAAGATATTTATCTGCTACCTGCCTAAGACCAGCATAGGTAAACAGAAAGTCACGATCATGATCAAGGAATGATTCTACTTTATCAATTTCTTCAGCAGAATACTTAGTGAAGATATCCTTGTCGTAGTTATTGTCATAAGCACATTTAGTAATGTGATCCTTCAAAGAAGGAAGTTCACGCATCTTACCATACAGTTGCTTTCTCAAAGAGAACAAGAGAAGACGAGCAGCAACAAACTGATAGTTGGGATGTTCTAGATCAATCAGGTCAGAAGCACTCTTAATCAGGATCTCCTGAATTTCTGCTGTGGTAATTCCATCATAAAATTGAATACCAGAGGTCATCTCAACTTGACTTGCAGAGACCCCTGCAAGACCCTTGGTTGCCTCTTCAACCATCAGATGCATCTTCTCTAGGTCAAGAGATTCAATTCTCCCATCCCTCTTTTTTACCTTTGTTCCGTTGCTCATATTTTTTTCCAGGTGTTGAATTTAAGTTTTGCTTCTAAACCAGAGTGTGTATTTGATTCTACCAATTGCTGAACATGATGTCCAGCTAGGACCATATCATTTATGTCCTTTTCCCTGATGTTGGATGGCCAGATGACCAGTGAATCACCTCTATCGATTGTACGTTGGATTCTTGAGACGATTTCTTTGTTCCTTGGTTCATTGTCATAGATCCAAACAGGATTGCTAATCCCCCAGTCACTAATATCAGCATCAGCTCCGCACATAGCAATCGCATTTGGAATGAACGTGCTGTCAAATGGTCCTTCTGTAATGAAGACTGGAGCATCTCTTCTGATGTTATCAAGTCCATAAATCTTTGGTGCCTCCTCATCCAACATAATGGTTAAGTATTTAATAGGGTTTGCAGATAGTGCTCTACCTTGAACCCCAACAAGTCTATCCTCATGATATAGAGGAATTATTATTCTCTCTTCCCCATACTTTGTACTTTCAAAGGCATTGGGTTTGATTGTATTGACAAACTCTTTAAAGTTTTTAGCATAATAAAACTCTCCAGAGAAAATTGCTCTGTCATGGAGATATCTCTTAGACTTAGCAACCTCAAAAGCATTAGGGAGATCTATTTTCACCTTCTTCTTAAAGACAGGTTTTGACTCATCCATAATTTTGAATACATCTTCTGGAGCATCTGTCACATAGTTTTTGCCAGTATGACCCTCTTTGAACTTCTCAAAGATGTACTCCTTGTGTGACTCAGGATCAACATCCTTTAGGAAGTTGTTGAAGGATACGCTAATGCCACAATTGTGACACTTGTAATTTGTATTGTTCTTGACCCTGTAAAGATATCCACGAGCCTTATTCTTCTGTTTCTGAGAGTCACCACAAATAGGGCAACGGAAGTTATAAAGATATGGTTTGACCTTTTTGAACTTCTGAAGTCTTGAAGAAATCAAATTGATGTATTTAACATCAATGTAATCCATGCTGTTAGTTGGTATAACTCTTTTCTATTGTAGTTGGTGCTGGTTGGACTGTCAAGAGTTTTGAAAATATCGTGCTACTATTGATGACAAATGAAAGAATTGCCATCGCACCAAAAGATATCCAGACTCTCTTTTCTACTTGACGTAATCTCTGCAGCAAACTGTCATTATCTGAGTCCATTTTATCACGGAGTTTGTCAATCTTTGCAAATAATATGTCGTCAACTTCTTGTTGTTTTGATATTCGTTCTTCATGAACAGCAAGCATTCTGCTAACTGTAGTATTTACCTCACTTAACTTTTCAATAGCATCATCAATTTTTAAAATGACTGGTTTAAGATCTTCAATTTTTTGTTCCAATACCGCCAGCTTAACTTGTTCGTCCATCTTGGGGTTTGAAGTAAGGATTGAAATCTAAAGCCTTCTTCTTTGCCTTTCTTTCTGCTCTCTTTTCTCTTCTATCCATCAAGTCTTTGATGGCTTTCCTGACATACTTGTTTCTACCATCAAGTTTCATAACGGGGTCGTAGCCAGCAGTAGGACCAGCAGCATTGGAGGACCCAGAAAATCCGCCAGATCCCCCAGGAGGATTTGCCACCATTCCTTCCTCTGCGACACTGAATTCATTATACATTGCTGTACGAAAGGCATTTATAACTCTGTCAATTTTGTCCTTATCCATGGGTTACTCTCTTCAGTTCCTCTAAACATTTTTGATCCATTTCAATATCATGAATGATTGTTTTAGGAAACTCTGGAAGTCTATTTAAAAAGACTATGAATGTTTTGGTAACATCCCAAAGATCTCTATCAACTTTATAAAACAACATAGGAGTAGTGGCATCACCAAAAACATTGTACAAGATGATAAAATGATTTATCAACAAGTGTGTCTTTAGTTCACCACTACTCTTATATCTTTTGAGAAGTCTTTTGATGTATCTGAAATGATTCAGATCTTTTTCAAAATCGTCACGTGTGACTGCTTGTGGATTTTCATAATGTTTAATGGCAAAGAGAAGAAAGTTCTTCTCATTCAATTCAGTAAAAAGCATTTAATCAGACGGGAGTTGGGTATGCAATAGATCCATCGCCAGTGCTGATTCCAGACATAGCAACTAAGGTTTCAGA